GTCCAGGTAGATCTGCTTCACGCGGTCCCTGGTTTACTTCAGGTGGTTAACGACCAGGATCTCCCTGAAAGTGTGGTTGTTGTAGTACCCAGCCGATAGGTTGACGGAGCACTTGTTCGCCTGGGCTCCAAGGATGGAGACGTCGGAGAATAAACCGACTTCTTCGTGGAATCCAAATGACTGGATATACGATTTGAACTTTGCTGATTCGTTGTTGTAGTAGACGGCCTCGCCCTTGCCCCTTCGATCGATCTCGATAAAGTACGGAAAGAGGTCGAGGGTGTCAGCCAGGTCCACGGAGGCATCCCAGGCACCTGCCCCACCGCTCTCCTCTTCGTCCAGGAATAGGACGGCGGGGTGAGGGCGTATCATATCTCTGAGTTTCAGACAGGCCCAGACTCCAGCCCTGTCGTCAGCCCCCAGGCCGGTCTTGGCAGACAAGGCATTTCTTCCCCTGTCGTACGCCACGAACTTCGGTTGGGGGAATACGGTGTCCATGTGCGCAACCAGGAGTGGTAGCGAAGTGTCGCCGGGCATGTAGCACCAGTTCTCACTTCGAATCGCTGTGGCATCCAGTGTACCCGCCAGGTTGTGGATCTGGGGGATCGACATCTTGAGGATCTCAATGATGCCGATCTTCTTCATCATGAGGTACTCCTTTTTCTTAGGTGTTTAGGCAGCTTTCTCCGCCTCGATCTTGTTTACGCACTCGTCGCAGTACCCTTTGGTGTTTAGATGGTCTTCGTGGAAGCGCTCTCCGCATTCCTCGCAGTCGTTGGTGACCTGCTCCACACAAGCGGGGCAGTACCAGTCATCTTCGACTTCGTTCATATTCCCTGAATCAACCAGTTCTCCGCACTCCTCGCAGACACTGTAGTGGTTGTCTGCGCAGTACTCGCAGACGGTTACTTCCATCATCCTCCCGTGGTGCCCCACCTGGTACGCCATTCTGGAGTACTGTTGGCGGAAGTACTCGTCGCAATGCTCGCATCGGAAGCAGTACTCGTTGTAGCATCCCTCGCAGTAGTGTTCGTCTTCCACGTAGAACATGTCGTCTTCGTGGAGCCGAGCGCCACATTCGAAGCACTCGTACCTGTTTTCTGCTGCTTCGTCGCGGCACTCTTCGGAACAGCAGTGGACGCAGGGTCCGTCGCTGTCGGTGAAGCCGTCGCTCGGAACGAACAAGGTCCCGCAGACGGAGCAGATGATCCTGTAGTCCAGGGTCAGGTTGTCGAAGTTACCCTCGGTGCACCGCCCGATCCAGGGGGTGTTGTTGTAGAAGATGTTGGTCTCTTCGGGGTGGTGTTCCTTCTTGAACGTGATCTCCGCGTTGCAGAAGGCCTCCAGGGCCCTCACGTAGATGTTGGTCGGGATCTCGATCTTGTTGTACTCGCTGTACCGGTTGGTCAGGAGTACGTGGGTGTCGTCCAGCACCTGGATGACCATCCTGCCTCGGGCGTACTTTTCGGTGTCCATCGGTGTGATGGTCAGGATCGACATGCAGGGGGAGCCGTCGATCATGCGACCATTCTGCTCGTTGCACCCCCCGGGGCGGAAGCAGGAACCAGCATCTCCGTAGTCGGCCGTGGGTTCCCTCTCCGTGAAGTAGGGCTTGATGAACTTTGCCTCGCAGGTGAAGGAGGAGTAGAGGGTCCCGATCTCGCGGCAGAAGTCCGCGAACTTCAGGGCCACTACCGTCTTACCCAGAGTCGCTTCGAGGATCGTCTTCAGGGGGCGGGTGATCTTGGCGTTGTTGCTCTGGTAGAAGGTTCTGAAGTCGATGTCGGAAGTGTCCAGGGAGTCCTTGATCCAGGTCCGCAGTCGGTGCAACTCGAGATCTCTTTCGTAGGGCGTGTTGTAGTCGGGGAGCAGGGAGTACACCGTCCAGATGGTTTGGTCGACTTGATTGCGGTGGCCTCCACCGTTTTCTGCCTTGATCGTGATAGCCGGTTGGGTCTTGAATCCGAACGGGAGCGGCAAGGTCTTGGTATCTTTCTTCTTGCTCATGCGGCGGTCACCTCCTGGTCTTGGGGGGGTTTGAACATCTCGGGACACCGGGATGCCATCCGGTGCAACTCTTCGCGTTCCCAGTCGAACATGACGTCGATGATGGTGCAGAGGTAGTCAGCCTCGTCTTGGGTCATGAACATTGCTGGGCCTCCTTTTGTTTCAGTCTGGAAAGCACCATGGTGGCGCCTATGTCTGAGGTCCATGGTTTCCACTTGACGGGCCGAGGGTTGCGGGGTGGTGTGTAGATCATTTTCTGGGCCGCACGTTTGAGGATGTTCCAGAGCAAGGCACTACCTCCTTTGGTTAAAGTTTTGATCGAGAACGAGATCCGCATCGATTTGGCTGTCGATAGCCACACAAAAAGATCCATCGATGTGGTGTTCGTCGCGGTCGTAGACGCGCATGGTGAGGGTTTTAACCACCCCCAAGGAGTTCAGGACGATGTGAACCTTTTTGGAATCGTATTTGACTGCGAGGATCTCCAAGGCACTACCTCCCTTTGTTAACCGTTCCCAGGAAGTCCTGTTGACGTTCCCGGGTCTTGAGGTTCTCGGCGTCCCGCTCCAACTGTTCCAGTCGGAGTTCGCGGTCCCGGCGTTCGATCAGTTTCTGTCGCTGTTCGAGGCGGTACTGCTCACCGGTGCGGGAGTCATACCTGTCCTCGAAGTCACCCCCCAGGGCACTACCTGCCAGTGCCAGGAGTCCCACCCCGATCCACAAGAAGCGTTTCATTTGTTGTTCTGGTCGATGACGCGGAACAGCAGACCGACCCACAAGACGATGGAGATGAAGATGATGACATCGGTGTTCATAGGGCCTCCTTGGTGGTGCGCGGTTCGTTGGGTTCGAAGCCGTACAGCATGTCCAGAAGGCATTTTCGGCAGAGTGTGATCTCGGCGTACTCGCCGTCGCTCGAGTCGAATGACAGGCTGGGCATTGCCCCGCAGACCATGCACCCTTGGGTGTCGTTCAAAGTGACGATCAAGGAGCATCCGTAGTTGGTTCGGATGCGGCCCCGTGGGTCGGGTTCGGGGGGCGGTAGGTGTTTGGTGAGATCGAACTCTGTACCTGGCAACTTGGCCTCCTGGTGGTGCGTGGTGGTTAGACAAACCGGGACGGGTCAGGAGGCTTCTGCTATCCCTGCCTTGTGAGTGCGCGCATTGCGCCCGTCTTTTGATTGGCGTTCGAGGCCGGCTTGGGTACCGACTTCTCCTGGTTGAAGCCAGGCGTCCTAAGTAGACGACTCGAACATCGAGTGTGGAAGCCGGGGGTCTGTCCGCTGTATCCCCGTCTTACGACGACACATGCTCAACCAGGAGCGACCCGGGAACATTTGCTTGTGTCTTCCACAAATTTTGGCGTTCCGTGCCAGATTGGATACTGACCTCTCTCGCTTGAGGGCGAGCGTCCTGGATAGACGAACGGAACAGGGGTGCCCTTCCAGCGGAGCGCCCGCGCTGGACTTAGCCCTGCACACCGGCTCTGCAGGGAGGGCGTTGATCTACGGAAGGGTGAGGGGTGAAGTGTAGGTTCCGGTGCTGGTACGCATCCTGATCTGTGCCTCCAGGAAGGCGACCTTGGCCTCGAGGAACTTGATCTCCTTGAGGTACTGGTCCATGACGGCCTTCTGGAACCTGACCTTGTCCTGAAGTTCGACGTTCTTGAAGGCGATGATTGCGATGTCATCAGCACTGGCTTCTTCCTTCTCGCCACAACAGATTCCCCGTTCGGGGTGACCGCAGTTGCAGGGCATCAGGTATTACCTCCTGGAGAAAGTTGGCGTTCCCGGCCGGGTTCGATACCTGCATCTGTCGGTTGAGGCCGACCGTCCTGCTTAGACGACGGGAACGTGTGAACTACGAGTGATCGGTGAGTTCGTGGACGATTCTGATCATCTGCTTTCCAGCCCACCGACTCAATTCTCCAGCATTTACCCAGAAGAATCGGTAGAAGCGGAAACGGATGTTGCGCTGGTACGGGTGCATCGAGAGCCTCCTTCCGTGGAGGGTTTTCAGTCCAGTAGTAACGACTGGTCGACGCAGGGCACTACTACTTAATGGCCCTGGGCCTGGGGTTTGGCAGTTGATCTGCGCCTTTGACTTGGCTTTTGACCTTCGTCTTTGGGGTGAAACTAACAAGACTCATCGTGAGGCCCCCTTGGGCCGAACACATTGTGATCCTGCTTAAAGATCTGAGTGTGGCCCAGATCCAAGCACTGACATTGCCGGCAGGTGGCGGGGCGAGAGGTCCCGGTCAGGGGGCATCTGCGCGTTGGGCCGGTTATCAGTGCTTGGTCTGGGTCAGGCTCCTGTGCTTACGCCGCTACGGCCTGGGCGGCCGCCTGAGCGGCCTTGTAGTTGGTGCCGGCGTTGCGGTCGATCGGCTCGTAGACCTTCTTGACGGCCGGCTCGGTCGGCATCGCCTTGATCGTGATGAGCAGTTTGTCGTTCTTGATCAGCGGGTCCAGCCGGGCTCCGCTGAGCCGCAGGTCCTTGGAGACCGCCTTCGGGTCCGACAGGTCCTTGAGGGTGACGAAGTAGATCGTGTCCTTGTCCAGTCGCATTGCCATGGTGTTGCCTCCTTTGATTTGTACTGCGTGGTTGACTGCGCCGCTTCCACCAGCGAGACGCTATTTAGGTAACAACAAGTATTTCTCTCCCCTCAACCCGAAGGGGGCGAGCATTGAGCCATGTGGCGCCTCGCCCCGCGCCTGATCCCGTCGTCCGGTGGAGATCGGGGTGCAAGCGCGGGGCCACATGTGCTCAAGCGGAGCCGGGGAGAGAAATATGCTCTAAGGTCGTCTGCGGTCTATATTCTGTGTCGTGCGGTGGCAGGTCTGTGTTCCTTCTGCTCGACGGGCTCGATCCACCCGATGCCACCGCATGCCTCGCAGGTCTCTTCGAAGAAGCCAGCACCCGGGTCATGCTGGACCCACTTGTTCGTCTCTTCGTCCTTGGTCCAGCGTTTCTTATTGCTGTGCCAGTCGATCCTGATCTTGCCCGTGCCCGGCTCGTCGGGCTCTCCGTCGTGGTGCTCCACGCCTCCGCAGGTGGTGCAGGGCGTTCTACCCTGCTCCACGTCCAGATAGCGGTCCCATCCGGTCTTTTCGATGGTGACGTTGTCCATGAGTGTCCGCTTGGGGATCAGGAGGTCCACCTTCTTGCCGATGTCGGCCTTGCTGTAGATGGGCATTAGAACGAGTCTCCTTTCGTCAGATCGAGGATGTTCTCTGCGAAGACGATCGAGGCCTGAAGGTCTTTCTCGTGCGTGATGCTCCAGAGCAACCCCTTGATCGCGTCACGGAGCATTTCGTGGTGCGAGGCGGACTCTTTACGCACCTGCATCCCGCCCCTGAGCGTGGTCTGCTGGAGGAGCAAGGTCCGAATGGTGGACTCATGCTCCGCGATGACGGCGTTGCGCTCCTGGATCTCGACTATCAGGTCCTCGTACTGCTGGTTCAGTTCCCGCCGCAGATTCACGTCGAGCGGCTGGGGCTGCTCCGGTTCGGTGGTGGGGTTGATGATGACCTTGACTCCTGCTTCTGCCGCGATACGCACCATCATCGCGGTGCCCTTGCTTGTCGCGATGTTCGAGTGGAAGGCGTATACCAGATCGGGCTTGCCCTCCACCAGCATCTGCGTGTTCCGCAGATAGCCTGCGCGCTTGCCGTGCTTCGTCCAGTCGGCCGGATACACTTCCTTGGCGAAGCCCAACTGGTCAGCCGCGAGACCGGCCAGTCTGTCTGCGCCCCGGGCATCACCTTCGATTACGACCGTGTCCTTGCCGTGCTGGGCGAGCACCTGCAAGATCCAACCGCCGTCCGTCCACTCCCTGCTACCGCATACGAGGATTCTCATGACTTGCTCCTTTCGGTCTGAAGGTTCAGTTCCTTCGCGATCTGCTCTGCTCTGAAGTAGCACTTGTCGGCCTGTACGCTGTTGCCTTGGCGCACTGCATCGTTACCGCGTACGTTCCACTGGCACATCTCGCGGTACAGCCTGTTCTTGACGTGCTCTGGCATGGTGAACCTCCTACGTGGGATATGGTGCTCGCATAAAAAAAGCCCCCTGCGTGACCGCAGAGGGCTTCGTAGGTGGTGCTTGGTTTACCGGTTGTCTCGGTAGCACTGGTAGCAGGTGACGATGAACAGGGCGATCAGGGAAAAACCGATGATGTTGTCGATCATGATCTTGTCTTGTACGGCATGTTCAGCAGGTCGAGCGGTTCGATGTAGGCAGACAGGTCCATCATGAGGAACAGTTGTTCTTCGTCTTCGCACTCGCTGTCCGTCGTGCACTCATGCAGGTGCCCGTGGCACAATGGAGCGATCTCGTACCCTGCGTGCCCCGTGGCCGCGAGTGCGACCCAGATCCAGATGGCGATTACGATTGCGGCGATGGCGATTCTCATGTTCTGCAGATTAAGCATGTGGCACCTCCAAGTGGGTTTATGAAGCGTTTTTGTTGTGTGACAAAGGCCGAAGGCCGACACCGCATAGGGCAAGGGAGTTGAGGCCGACGGAAGCGACGAGATAGGGCGATGTGGGAACGAATAGGTAGTGCATTCATGAGTGACCATGAGCCCTGTCGCTGGAGGAGGGCTCAATCTCACGGCCGGCAAGCCGAAGCCGCCTCTCAGGCGGAGGCGTGGTGACGCCTCGGCAAGCGTATAGCCTCTCGCTTCTTAAGCGCAGGCCACCTGCCGGGGCCCGGCGGTTCACACAACAAAACGTTATTCGAGTCGAGCGATGACCTCCCCATGGCCTGTGTGGGTGGTGAGCGAAGGAGCGCAGCGACGAAGCGAATAGTGGGGAGGCGAGTGAGCGATACTTGGGTGGTTTTGGAGCGAACGGCTAGCGAGCGAGCCCGAAGGAGCGGAAGCGAGTGAGGGATTGAGGGAGCCGAAGGCGACACATATTATCCTCACCGTACGAGCGAAGCGAGGATGCCGTGGTAGTTACGGTGTTGTGAGTGTGCTACCCCGCGAGGTAGCACATGCTTAATGGCGTGAGCGAATGCTATGCGAGCGCCATGCTTGGTTCTTCCTTTTTGGACTGTGTTGGTGCGAGCGGGGCCTTATGAGAGACTCACCCGCGTCATCGCATGCTGTGCCTCTGTCTCTTCTTCTTTATGAGTGGACTGTGTTGGTGTTAACGGCGAAGCGAGGTACGAGCGTAGCCGATGCTGTTGGTGTGCTTGGGTGTTGCATGGTGGAGCGAAGGGACTGAGCGAGTGGTGCATGGTGGCGAAAAAGGCAGTAGCCCCCGAACACACAAGCAACACTCACGCACCCCGTTCTGCCCCTCATAGGCGTGCAGGAGGATAGCCCTTGACGATTAGCCATCAAGAAGCACGCCGTCGGTAGTGCTGAGCACACCAAGGCACACACCTAAGCAACACCCATGCCCCACATGGGAGGGACATTAGGCCCCCTCACGAAATAATTATGGTAGAGCCGCGGCATGGGTGTTGCTTGGGTGTGGGTCTGCCTTGGGGTGTGAAGCACTACCCCCTATGGGGGGAACTTCAAAGACAGCCCCTTGCGTACCCTCTTCAGAAATTTGTGGCAAAATATTGAGCCACCATGCAACTCTTTCGGTAACCCCTAAGATTTCCCCTCTTTGAGGCTCACGTCAGCGACCTGCTTCAGGAACCCCATGATGTCAGACACCAGCATCGGAATGGTCTTCTCGTCGGAGATCAGGGCTGCCAGAGGTGGAACGTAGGAGCGTTCAGCGAATATGGCATGGAGTCCTTCGTGGAGGAACGTATCGAGCATCTCCTCCCGGTGTTGCCTGGGGTGGTAGGTGATCATCTTGGGACCATACCAGCACGAACCTACCCCCTTCGTGGGGGCATCCTTGCGTTCTTGAGCGGTAAAAGGTCGCAACTTCCACCACTTACCAGCGATGAGCACCTTCTTAGGAACTGCTACTGTAGTGAGCTTCATAGTCCTCCTCGACCAGTCGTTACTCTTGGTATACGAAGGTATACTGGATTATCACTTGTAACTGACTCCTGATAATAAAACTGAGAGGACACTTAAGTCCTACTTAAGTAACACTTAAGCAACACCTTCATGCCCACTTAGGAGACGCTGCATGGTTGGTACCCAGGATGTTATCCACAAACTTTCTCAGCTCAGCGTCGATCTGGTCGTTTTTCCAGTCAGCTGAAGCTGTACGGTCATCTCTCGCCATCGAGTCTACCCAATACGAAACTGCTATTGATAAGGCGTCCAATCGATCGTCGTGTTTCAACGCCCCTCGCTCACGAGTGATGTGAGTCAACTGATAGAGGAGAGAGTAGCGGACATCAGCAAAACTTAAGTCAGACTTAAGTGCATCCAGGTCCACCACCAATCTATGTCTATTGATAACTGGTTCCAGGACGTCTATGATCCGCTTTTCCTTCTGGATGTTGTGTTTCACTTCCTCGGTGGTGCATGGGTAGATGCGGGTCAGGATGGGAGTGAAGATGTTGGTGAACATACCGTCACCGAAGTTAGCCTCGATGATGATATAGTTGACCTGGTGGCGCTTGGCTATCTGCGCCAGAGCGACCAGAGTAGGCTCATCATAACCGCCCAATAGACCACCCACTGCGGAGCAGAAGAGTGTGCCATGAAGCTGCTTAACCACTGCATAGCCAGTCTCGTCCTTCCCTCGACCTGAGGGGTCGATCGACATCACGGACCCTTCCCAGGGGGCCCACTTTTCATCAACGAACATGGGGGAGAATAGTCGGTCTCCTGTGAACCCGACGTTGGCCAGGTCACGGAGCTGCTGCGTAACACCAGACCCCCATGCAAGACTCACGGGCCCCTTATCCGACTGACAGGGCATGACCACGAGATCCTGGGTCCTCAGAGGGTACCGCTGGAGGTCTGATAGTGAGGTATCGAGCATGAACTGGAGAGCGAAGCCTGACTTCCCGTAGGCTGCTTCCCTCTCGGCCAGGTCTATCTCCGAGAAGCGCTTGGGGTCCGTGGGAGTACCGGCCAGGCTGGGGTTTGCTTCTAATTCTTCGAGCAGGGCTGGTGCTAAGTCCCCGTTATAGATCTGCAGAGAGGACACCTGCGGGAACCTCGCCGGCCAGATGCGGCATGAGTACCCCCGTTCTCTGAGCTTATTGTAAACAGATGCCTCGGTCTGGGGAGTGCCAAGGTACGTGATTCGTCCGACCTCTGGCATGATAATCGCCTCGAACTCGAGGACTGTCGAGAGGAGCTTGTCCCTCTTATCTTCGGTGTCACTGTTGTTTTGAACCTCCACGTCATCAGCGATAATGTCTGTGGCACGGCTACCAGTCATTTGACCGAAGACCCCCACCGATTTCACGGAAGGAGCGTGAGCCGCTCGAGCTGGCGCCACATCGAACGCAATTTTTGAGCTACGTTGGTCATCCGTGGGCATTAGGTGTTGCAGGATCGGCATCTCACGGATAAGTCGCTGTGTAAAGATGGAGAAATCGTCGGACCGCTGCTTACTTGCTGAAACAATCAGGAACTTACGTTCAGGGTCACAGAAAAGGCACCACAGAACGTACGCCGAGGTGATCCAGGACTTCCCTTCACCTCGGAACGCCTCAATTACCTGCCGTTTTGGTCCATACTGGAGGTAATGAGCGATCTCGTACTGTCTCGGGGTTGGATCGGGGAGCCGCAAGTGCTTCCAGACCACCCAGAGGAAGTTCCTGAAGTCGTTCTTCAGTAAATCAAGATCCACGTCAGATCCTCCAGAGATACGTCTTCCCGTCAGTCTGCAAGACGGGGGTTAAATTGTTGTCGAAGCAAAAGACACCCTGGATGGAGCAATCCATCTCCCATAAAGTGGTTTTCTCAGGAACTCGCTCTTCTTCCAGGATAGGGGTGAGGAGCAGGGCTGCGATCAGTAGCAGCCCCGCTTTCCCCAACCGCATTACTTTACAAGTCGAAGGCTCGCGTCACCAGAGGTGAACGGGAGGATCTCTGCCAAGCCAGCGAGGGGAGTTCCCCTTTTGACTTCAGCAGTTATCCCGTTATCCTTCAACATTTGGATTATGTTCTTGTAGTCCTGCGAGGAGGCCTCACCGGACTTGACCAGTTCGGTCAGCTTCTCCACGGAGACATCAAACAGAGCGCTGAGTACGGCTTCCCGCGGATTAGACATACGACACCGCGAGGGTGTGCGCGGCCGTGGGCACAATGTTGTGGTAAGTGTACCCACCAGAGGCCCCTTGGTCGAACACGATCTCGTCCCCTGCCACGCAGATCATTGCCGCGGTCTGGACGTAGACATGAACCTCAGCATCCGCTGTGGGAGACTTATCCACTGCGAACTTGATGAACGGCCCAGCCTCCACCGTGTAGTCCGTGGTGAGCGTCTTGAGAGTGCCGTCCACGACGACCTTGAACACCTCGGCGGTCGCATTGTTGGCGTCGAGGCCGATCTCAGGCGTGATCTTATTCCCGAGAGCGAAGGTGTGGCACATGCGGACCAGCTCAGCAGCCGGTGGCTTCGCACCATCCACGAAGGTGCAGATGAGGCTACCGGTGCCAGAGAGGGCGTAGGTCGTGGTGACCAACCTGGTGACGTACTCACCAGCCTCCGCGGCAGCGACAACTTCAATCGTGCATGCATCGTTAGACCCAGCCATCTCGTTGACTGTGGCGAGACCGGCTTCTGCGGTGTACCCCTGCCCACCTTGAATCACGGCGACAGTGGCTACTGCAGCGGTGGACAGCGTGAGAACGATAACCTTCCCACCCGACGCACCTTCCTGCACAACCGAGAGGATGTCTCCAACTTCGTAGGCATCCCCACCAGCGGTGACCGTAACGGTCTTGAGAGCGCCAGCAACAGGGTTGGCAACCTGGACGATCTTCGCACCAGTTGAGGTGGACCGAGGATCGACAGTCGGCGTGGCGCCAACCTGGGTAGCCGTGAAGGTGAACGCCAGCTGCCCATCGACGTACTGAACAGCCTTGAGCCAATCCCCAGCTCTCGGAGCAGCCTTGACTCCTGTGACGGAGGCGAGGGTAGCCGAGATGGTGGGGCTGTTGAACGAAACCGTGTCCGAGGAGACGGTGTAGTCGTCAATCGAAACGATGTCGAACCGAGCGGCTTGATCCACACCCGCTCCGGTTTCCAGATGGAGACCGTCAGCGACGGTGTACCCAGAGCCACGGTTGGAGACGTAGCCAGTGGCGATGTCGCTGCTTGCGTCGACGGTGAGAACGGTGTACTCAGCGGTCTTGTTGGCACTCTGCACGATCTTGAGAACCTGACCCGCCGTGTACGTCCCGGTAACCGTGGAGATGTGGCCGTCCGTGATCGCGCCAACATCCCCGGCGAGATCAAGGGTTTCCCACGGATTGATGACCTCAGCAACACTCAGCGAACCACGGGAGACCAGTACATCGTAGTAGCCGTGATCCACGCAGGTCGAGATCTGCATGTCGATGGCGGTAACCACCGCAGCCGTGGTCTTGTAGACCGCGGGATTGGCATCGCTGCCAAGCGCGGTGATCTCGAAGACAGCCGGGGTGTGGGTCGTGGTCGCGGAGGGAGCCGTGAGTTCGGGCGCTCCGGTAGCCAGACCAAGGGTGTAGGTGTGAGTGGTGTCCACCTCATCGATAGTGAAGTCTACAATCCCGCCGTCAGGATCGACTGCAACCACGGTGACCACCGCGTCATGCGGGGAGGTTGTCCCAGTCCAGCCGTTGCAGATCAGGTGGAACGTGTTGTTAACCGCATACCCCTTGCCGGGGTTGATGAGCTTGATACCCTCGGGCTTGTTTGTCGCTTCGGTCCCGTAGATGTGCCCAGCGGTACCAGGCGTTGCCTTGCATTGGGTCGCGGCGTACAGGTCGGTCTCGGACGCAGCCGAGGCGATCGGGAGACCGTTCACCTGGAACGCATCCCCAGGCGCCACCCAAGCAGCCCCACTGCCGGCGCACTTGCGCTGCAGCGAGAACGTCATGTCGGCCGCGGGAGTGATCTTGGTGACACCGGTAAGCGGAACGAGTGCGTTTTGAGCAACTGTCAGAATCTTTGAAATGTTCAATGATGCCTCCTTCTATTTTTTACTCGCTGTTCCTTGAACCTTCTCGAAGCTACGCATAGCCCCGAGACCTAACATCCCCCCGAGCAACACAAGAAGATCCCCCATCGGGACCTCGGGGAGTGCGGGTGCGGTGGACTGCATGCCGAACACACCTGCCACCACGGTGATGCACCAGGGGAGCAGAGGCTTGAGCAGGAAGGTATAGAAGAGTCCTAAGACGCAGACCCATCCGACAGCCGGGCGCCAGCCAGCCACAAAGAGGCTACTGTTGGCTGCTTCCAGCTGGTTGATGGCCGTCTGGGCCTGTACCAGCTTCAGTTCGAAGTCCATCTGTGCGGTTGCGGACGCGGCTTCCAAAGCAGCCGCCTGGTACAGCAGTTCGGCTCTCTTATTGGGGTCGATGATGGCTTCCCCGGTGATCGCCGCACGAAGATCCTTAGCGAAGGTGCCGATACTGGAGAACAACCCAGCAGCCCCTCCTGCAACCAGATCTGAGACGAAACTCATAACCACTCCTTATTTGTTGAGGTACTTTCCAAGAAATCCCTTCTTGGCTTCGGCATACGCGCCGATACCTACGAAGAACACAGCTATCACAAGCACACCGATGAAGTATGCGAAGTCCATATCTAACCTCCGAAGAGTTTGGTGAAGAACTGAATGATGGCTTCCCAGATGGCCCTTAGGAAACCGTGATGGCGGCCGGGGGCATCGGCACCTGAAAAGGCTCGGTGTAGGAGATGGCGGGAGACTTCGCGCTGACCTGACCATCCAGATCAGACTGCAGTTCCCAAGAGTTCGTTTCGCCAGGAGTGACCTCGATGGGCCACTCGGTGACACCGGGGAGCGTTGTGTAGACTTCTACCCCGTCCTTCCAGACGCGGACCTTCATGCGCACCGAAGCTCCGCCGATCGGCGTGCCATCGGTGTACGTTGTGGCGTTCTGCCACGAGATGTGTCTCTGCATCTATCCCCCCTGAATTTTGTGGACTATGCCGGTCGCAGACAATCCTGCCAGAACAGAGAGGACAGCGATGATTGCCCACTTAAGGACGGAGAACTTGATGTCGCTGATCTTCCCCATGTTGCGGAGGAACTGCTGGAGTGCGGCGTGATCATTGTCGTGCTGTTCTGAAGCAATTCTGTAGCGACAGTGGAGTTCTGGGTTCTTGAAAGCCTCCTTTACTCCTTCTGCTATTGCCCATTTGATTTCGTCATGTGTCACTTCATCACCGCCCTTTGCTATCCGATTATTGTCCCGTAAGAGTGCACCAGCGGGTTAAACGAATACGACGAACAAATCCCTGTCCAATTATAGCTGCCGCTTTCTACATCCTCCCAAGCCCCCACGCCACCGACTTTCTTTTTGATTGGGACTCCATAGGGGGAGCAGTACACATCACCATTCACAAAAATAGCGACTCCGTAATAGTTCCCGGCTGGGGGAGAGGTGTTCGCATGGTTCAAAAAGATGGTTGCAGAACTTGCGGCCCATACATCCCCCGCAGGAGAAACCGCCACTTGGAGCACCAAGCCAGGGCTGTATCCGCTTTGGAAAGCCTGAAAATCTCCAACGCCCCCGGTCTGTTTGTAGGCGATATCCCCATGTCGGACAACGTAGATGTCGCCATTCAACGAAGAGGACATCCCCCAGTAGAGGAGGGCTGGCTGGTTGAGAGAAACGAAATCACCGGCCGCTCCTATTTGTTTATAAATCTGTCCCGTCTCGTTGCTATATACACAAACGTACACATCACCATTAGGAGCGACGGTTACGCCTTTGTAGGCGCGAGAGGGGAGATTTAAGGACACGAACGTGCTGCCATCCCGCGATTTGCGCCAGACCTGGTCGTTACCCGTGGCGTACACAGACCCATCAGGGTGCGCGGCGATCCCCTGCCACGCATGTTGTGCGGGGTCTATCTCGACAAAGGCTCCCGTTCCACCTGTTTGTTTGTAGATACCTCTTTCTTGCGTGCAGGCGTAAAGGTCAGCCATCCTATTTCTCCACGACTAAGGTGATGGTGACGCGAGTGATCGTGGCGCAGGAGTCTACGTTGTAAGACAACACATCCCCAGCGGAGATAGTGGTTGTCCATCCGGTGAGGGCGACATCCTTCACCTTCGTGCCATCCGTGATGGTGATGGGAGTGGCCGAAGTGATCGAGTCAGCGTCCGTGGGAGGGAAATTGGCGTAGGTGTCCTTCCAGACATCCACCACGATGCTCCCGGACTGATCTGCGTAAGCGTGGGCTTCCAGAATCGTGCAGGGGAAGGGGATCTGAAGATGCCCCTTCTCCCCAGCAAGGATCGCTTCTCCCCCTCCGTCTACCACGAGGGTGACCGCGAAGGTGTTGTTGGCGAGGTTGAAACCATCCACTATGGTCTCCAGTTGCGTTTGACCATCGAGGAGTTCTTCGATCAAGTAGATCGCTTGCAGAGCGGCCATGTTCTGGTCTTCCTCGTTGAGCAACGAGGCGTCGGTGAAAGTGACCATCGGGTCGTAAGGCGTTGACCGGAAGATCTCGACCACTGCTCCAGATGCGGCGGTTAGAGCGATGGTGGATTCAGTCACCCAGCTCCATGTGTCGTCTTCCTGTAGAACGTCATCGAAGCGGACATGGGTGTGAGAGATGTCGAGGTAGGGGAACGTGACGGAGAGGACTTGTTCGCTGCCGGTGCCTGTGTAGAAGACTTTCGATCTATACGCCATTCCTCACCACTCCCCTTTCCAGTTCGTTGCAGATCCTCCTGGCCCTACGGGTGACCTGGCGATACCAGAGGGAGTTCCGCGCGTGGTGCGCAGCCTCAGGCCAGTTCCCGCGGTAGATGGCTGCAAGCGTGTTCTTGAAGTTTTTGACCCCGGTGTAGCCGAGGTTGAAGATCATGTTGACCAGGGCGTGCTCACGTACCTCGTTGATCTCGACGCCGGTAGACCCGAAGAGGCGACGGAAACCTTCGATGGCTTCCTCGGTCTTCTCTCGCAGCTCTATCTCGGCATCCTCCTTCGTGATCTTGAAGTCCACCCCTGGAGCCTTGGTGCCATACCCCCAGGTCCACTGCTTGAAATCCCAGAAGGAGATTGGGGAGAAACCTTCGTCTTTCTTGAGCTGCTCTACGATTACGTCGAGGTTCAAGGTATGTCTCCTGGAAATTGAAAGGGGCCCCGAAGGGCCCCTGTCAGGTTAAGGTTGCTGGTTGTAGAAGAAGGCTTTGATACCCAGGTCCCCCTCCTTGGGGGGCTTGTAGTCGTTCACCGGGTTCTCGAGGTTCTTCTCCCTCTCCTTGTAGATGCGCTCGTCGGTCTCGTCCTGCATCTCCGCAAATGCCTCCTGGCGGAAGCTCTTGATGATGGTCATGACGAAACGTGCTTTGGTGCCAGGCTCGGCAGCCCCTGCGGACTGAACAAGGTCCTGGTACCCCGGGTCGTTGTCGATCTCGTTGCTTAAGTATTCCTCGAGATCCATCCCGTCCCGCTTGATGGTTCCCACCAGCTGGTTCCAACGAAGCCTCTCGGCCGGCGTCAGTTTCACATCACGCCACTCGTCGTCCAGCATCTCCTGGATCGGAGCCTCCATGTAGCCGATCTCCCGTCGTGCGGAAGACAGCGGCTTGCCTGGAGAGACCGCAACCGTACCCAGGAACTCCTTCCCGTAGTTGACCATGGGTTTCCCCAGGAGGTCGAACTTCGGGTCTACGCGGGTAGGCGCCACCACCATCAGGTAGTAGTCCAGGAAGCTATGCGCTTCCCGCAGATAGGGGTTGCGCTCTGGTGCGTTGGTGTATGCCCTGATCGCAGACGAGAAGGGAACGGTCATGGCCACCGCCGTCCTGGCAGTAAGCCTTGACACCATCCCTACCCCGCGGTCACCCGCGAGGGACGCCTGGATCTCCTTGAGTTGCCTGTTGGCAGTGGAGTCCGACCAGGCTGCTGTGGTAGCTGCGAGTAGGTACGCACCCACCGTGGCAATATCCCAGTGCTGCCCACCGGGCCCCCAGCGTTCCACCGGGGTGTGCTTCTTGAGGAACTCCACGGTCTCAGGATCGATATCCATGGATTGATCGAAGAGGTTGATCTTGTTCTTGTCGGTATCAACCCCAATGCTGTTCTGGATCGCGTACATCACCCGGCCGGTAAGACTCCAGATGTTGCCGACAGGCCAGGCGTTCTGCAGGGAGTACGCGGTATCGCCAGCGGTGAGGCTGTCCGCGTCCGGTCCTGCCGTTTTGAAGGCTGCTTTCTTGTCTGGGTCTTTCATGGGGTTCAACTTTCCCCCCAGGTACAACCCAATGCCCACCAGGTACAGCATGCGGCCCATGTAGAGTTTCGCCATGGCCGCGTCCCTGCGAGCGGGATCGACAGACTTCATATCCTTCGTCATCTCGGAGGAGAACCTCCAAAGCATCGGAGTCCGATGTCCTAACTGGCGGAGCATGTTCCATGTCGTCTGCCAGACAGGGACGATGAAGTTCACAGGGGTCATCTTGTGGATGCCCTCACCTACATTACCGATAGCTCGCCCGAGGGCACTTTCAGATCCTTGGAGATCTGTGGCCAACGAGTCACTGGCGGCTGCTTTCAGAGCCCGTTCATGGAATTGTCCATCCTTGAGGAACGGGGCGAGGTCTTCCATCTCCTCGTTCGTCGGCTTCTTCAGGTTGGACTCCAGGAACAACTGGTGCGCCTTGAGGAACCCCTGGATGAACGTCTTGCGCTCACCCTCGTTCAGGGCCTCCCCGTTGGTCTTGTTCAGTTGCTTGAAGGATTCCACGTAGGCGATTTCAGAGATCTTCGCGTAGTACCCCGGGTACCTGGCGGCTAAGTTATCCACCACCCCCAGAGCGTTGAGCGGTATGCGGGAGAGGACCCCCGTCATGTCAATGAAGTCAGCAAAGACGTTCGTCCACCCACCCTTGCGGACTCCTCCCATCTTCTCAAAGTCGAAGCTGCGGGTGGACCCGCCATACTTGGACTTGTGAGGGACGAGGAAGCTGTCAGCCAGGGTGCTCTCGAAGACTTTCGCTTTGGTGGTTGCATCCGCCTTGCCTTCTTGAGTTTGCCCACCAACTTCAGCTGCAATCCCGTAGGCTTTCTTGAATATCTCTCCGGTGTACTTCACGCCATACTTGGCGCCCATGATCTCACCGAATGCGAAGGCGTTCGCCTGGTGGAGGCCAACACGCCCAGGCCGTCCACGTCCGCGGATCGCTTCTGCGTACTTCTCCCCAACTCTCATGATCCCGATGGCTGTAGCGCCACCGAGGTTGATCAGCTGGGTCGCGGAGTTGGAGAAGATCCAACCCTTGTAAACCTCTACCCACCCCTTCATCTTCGGCCACGCACCCACCTTGACGGTGAGTTTGCGTAGCCCCTGGAGGTCGGAGGCAGCCATGATGTCTTCCACGGTGATGTTGCTACGGTCTCCCTTAGCGGCCAGGGCGTACCCTACGTCACTGAAGAATCCCGTTTCGATCTCCTGCATCCGCAGGGCGTACGCCGCGTACTTCTCGAGGTTCGCTATGTCCTGCGGGGTTGCGTCGGGGTGCAGGGAGCGGGCTGTCAGAGTCATGAGGATGGCCTTTGAAGTCTTGCTGGCCGTCATGATCATGACCGAACTCTTGGCTGTGCGGTCCGCAGCCGCCGCGGCATCCTCCAGTTTCGGGAGGGAGACGAAGTCGGCGTCGGTGATATTACGGTCGGGCCTGTTGGCTTCTCGCCACTTCGAGCCCTTCTTGGCGCGCTCTTCCTCCGTCATGGAGGCCCACACTTCCCGCTTCTTCTTCTCGGTCGTCAGACGAGCCATCTTCTCCCGGTCTTTAAGGAACGAACGGGTTTCAGGCTCGTGCGCCAATCCGTCCTTCACGATCCCGTCAATGATATCGATCATGTCCTCGACGGTTCCAAGGCGATCGGGGTGGGCCACTTCGGTAGGATCGAAGTCCTTCCCGTTGTTGACCGCTTCCCGTACCTTGAGCACCACAGCCATCGTGCGATTCTTCCTCGCCTCGGTGGCTGCATCCCGTGGCGTATTCGGGTCGGAGACGATCCTCTCAAGGTGGGCGTTCGCCCGAAGCTTCCCGAGGTCGTACCCGACATGACGCTTAACGATATACTTTCCCGACAGTGGGCTGGTGTACTTGATGTCGTACTCGAATCCACCTTTGGGTAGTTCGTAGACTGCCTGGACCACACCGAAGTTCTTGTACTGTTGGTTGACGACTCGCTCGCCAACCTCGTACCGGTACCCAGGCTCAGGTGTTTCCCAGATGGCGGCTTTATACTCCGCCTCTACCTCTGCGGCGAACTCCCGCATCTGCTGGTCCATCTCGGCGCGTGTTAAGGCGCGCGAAGGTGGGACTTCCTGGCGGAGCGCGTCATGCGCTATCTCGCCTACGGCAGACTGCTTCTTCCCCTCGACACCACGTTGTTTCGGCTCATAGAGGGCAGCCGGGGGGTCTGCAGCACGGATCAATTCCCCAATGCTGGGGCCCTCCGCTTCCTTTTCCTTGAGGAGTTTCTCCCAGTGGTTTGCTTCCGCCTTGTACCACAGCTGCCGGCTCGACCCTTCTGGGTGGCTTGCTGCATCCGTACTCGCGGTCTTGAGGTAGTTCTTGAGTTGCTCCACGGTGTACGTCTGAGAGGGAGTGGCGCTCGGCGGTCTGATACCGCTTTCCTTCGCTGCAATCTCCCCGTTGATCTGGTCTACCAATTCCTGGTCTGCTGCATCCAGGAGGTTTCTCTTGATATTCTCCAGGACCGCAGGGTCTTCCTTCTGCGGCTTGATCTTCCCCTCGCGGATGGCTCCCACCACCTCGAGGCGCAACTCGCTGGCTGCTTCCTTGAACTCCGCGCTGATGGCGGGGTCCTTTTCGATGTGGTCGAGGTAGTCCACGCGGACCTTGCCGCGCTCCAGGCTCCTGTTCATGACATCTGCGATGTACTGCTCATCCTGGGTCTTGGCTATTTTGCCCAGGGCTGAGGTACCGGAGAAGATCAGGTGGAACCCTATGGACTCCCCTACCTTGAAGGCGTAGGTGCCTACAGGGGAGAGTTCCCCCTGCTCGAGGTCCTGCTTCGCTTGGGAGGCTGCGCCGAACGCTGCCCACCCAGCACCACCTTTGACCACCCCTTTCGGGATGACATGCATGACCTGCCCCGTGGTCAGCCCCTCGAAAGCGGCCTTCACGGAGGAGCCCATGTCCTTGGTCTCAGCCCAGGTCTTCAGATACTCCTGGGCAGACATCCCAAGGGCGAAGTCGGAGGCTCGGTTGAACAGCAACGCGACCGCGGGGGAGGCCGCTTCCGCGGCGATCTTGATCCCCTTCCCCCAGCTGGAGAGCAGAGGGAGTTCCACTGACATCGCCCCCATACCCGAGGCGAGCCCACCGAGGAACTTTGCCACGGTGGACTCCCGGGTTGATTGCGCTTCCAGGTACTCCCTCGTCTTCTTCGCTTCGTCGTAGACGTGGGTCTTCCATAAGCCGGTGGCGCCCAGATCCACTGGGATCTTGGCCAGGGCCTCAGCAGTTCTCCAGACCCCCTCCGCGAACTTCGTGGGGAGGTACATGGTGTCTGAGTCCAGCTGTTCGCTGCTACGTGTTTCCTTCTCCCGCTGACCCGCTGTGCGGATCGTGTTGTCCGCGGGGGGAGGGGTGAACGCAGGTGTTACCGATGGAGCGGGGGGCGCAGCGGGAGGAGCTTGGTTCAGCTCTTCTTGTTCCAGCCGCTTTCGCTCCTCCTCACTGATCATGATTCCGCTGAGCTTCCCTTGCATTATTTACCGCCTTGAGCCTGACCTACTGGCTTGGGTTTGGGTGTATGATCTGCACCGGCGCGGTGGACATCCCCAGGACCGCCGATGTACGCTTCCATGGCCTCGAGTTCGGGACCGGTAACGAACTTCCTGCCATACTTCTCGATCCACCCCCAGCGATCCTCAGGGACCACAGGAGGGAGTCTTCCGTCTGCCAACATCTTCTCGATCAGCTTGGAGATCACTTCCGGTTTAGCGCGGACATAAGGCTCCAGGCCTGGAGTATTCCTGATCTTGTCCA